ATTAATAGTAACATGGTATTGTGAGTCCCATTCTCTTGGGTCAATTGGTGTATTCTTGTTATCAATCTTCATAATAACAGGTTGTGTTTGATACTTGCATACTAACTGAAGTATGCCTTGGAATAATGATCTAACACCAGTGTCAGCAAATGTTCTAGCCATTAACTCTAACTTGCCTTGTGATTGTGCTGTGAGTGTTGCAACAGCTGTAGCTGATACGTTCTGTAGTACGTTAGCATCCATACCCTGGTTCATATCATTAACACCAGTACGTTTAGACTGTATGTTATCTAAATATTCTAACATTGGGAATGATTGAGCTGCAGATGATTGTACTTGTAATGGTACGATAGCTGCTGGATTCTTCATACGTATTACACCACCTGCTGTACTGTTAAGCACATCATCGATGTTACACTGTCCTTCTACCACTCCAACACGACTGTTGTTAGTTAAATAAAGATTGTCGAGCATTTGTCTTGTGACTGTTGACTTGATGTATTGCAAGTCCATAGTACGATCAGCTAGTGATTGACCATAGAATTGATGTGGTATTGGGAATGGACATATACCATGGAATGGTATGTAATCACACTCTTCATCAGCAAGTATTGTCTTACCTGCATAGCATATACGTCTCTTCTCTGCTTCACCTTTATCATTACCTACATCTAAATAACATTCAAAATAAGCTATGAGTTGTTGTGTCTTATCAGCATTGTTAGAGTCTTCATCAAAACCTGATACCTCATCACGTCTATTGTAATCAGTCATGTATGATATATCATCAGCAGGTAGATCATCTACAATCTTACGATCATATCCCATCTCTACTAACTCAGCTCTTGTTACTATAGATCTTTGTGCTACGAATGATGCATCAGCTATTGATGTTGCTCTATCATTGATTAAGAACTCTTCAGGTGCAACATTAACAATCTTTACCTTGCTATCATCTACTGTTGTCTTTAGTGTTACGTTGTACATAAGTATAGGCTCAGGTACATCTTGATGCAATGATCCTACTTCGTTAGTCATGTTAGCAACGTTGTCTACTGTACCAACAGGCACTTCAAGTACCTCTTTAGATACAATCTCTACGTTATCATCTTGTGTTAACTGTGTTAGTTCATCTATTGATAAACCTTCGTATGATTCTGTTGTTGTCTTAATGCTTTCATCCCAATAAGCTTTAACAACACCATTCTTTTGTACCAATGCATCCCAAAACCAGTTGTGGAATATACTTGCACCGTCATTCATCTTGTTGAATACATGATTCACATACTGTGTAATAGTATCAGCAACATCAGCGTCACCATCTCCAACAGGTAGAAAGTCAACAGCATCTGATGATTGTGTAAATACTTTCATGAGCTGTGGTAATGCACCATCAACAGCTTCAGCTACTTCGCCTGTTACAATAGATGACTTACCACTCACTTCGTTGCCATATGGCTTACGTAGGTAATAGTCTAACGCAGTCTCTCTCTCTGCGCTGACTTCATCATTGACATATGCTAATGCACTTGTAATGTGGTCCTCTATAAGATTCTTTATCTCTTCTTCAGTCACTTGTTATTATTCCTATGTTATTGATTTGTAACAGAATTGTTACGTGCTTGTTACATAATTGAGTATGCCTATGACATATATGACTAACGCTGTTACATTCATAGCTATTAGGCTCTTATCCTTCCACACACATGATATATATATCCAACCTATTGTAGGTAATACTGCTACATACAGGTTATATGGGTATATATTAGCTGCTGTTAGGCACATTGATAAGATAATCAACATACTGCATACTGCTTTAAGTGTGTTTAACATGTCTTCCCCTACATAAATTGTTGTTTGTATGTGTCGTCTATTGGCTTATTCCAATCAGTTCTTGATACACCTGTCTCATCTAAACCAATCATTAAGTATCTAAACGCATCAGCTGCGTGTGATGACCAATCATGTTTAGGTCTTTCCATATATACATTGAGCTTCTCGTTGAATTCTCTACGGTAATTGCGCAAACATTCTACACCTTTGTTCACTTTCGATTGTTTTTTGAACCAGGTGTTAGGTAATCTGCTGCGCACTAACTGTATGCCATCTTCGACACTCATCTTTCTTGCTACGTCTATATTAAGTCCTGCATCTGTAAGTAACTCATGTCGGGATTTACCAGTGCCTAACTCTCTAACCATAACATCATGTGGTAATACGTGTATATAATCTCTATAACCATTATTGTCTAACCAACTAATATAATGATCTAATGATTGACCATGGTTCTCGTAATAGTCCATGACTCTTATCTCACCACCTATTGTTTCAGCTACCCATATAGATGTTGAATCACTCATACCTAAATCCCATGCAGTCCACTTACCAGTTGCTGCTTCAGTCTCTATTTCTCTAATGTGATTCTTTTCTGTTAAGTCTTTAAGTATCTCACCATAGTATGAACCTACGATAGGCGAGTCGAAACTCACCTCAAACTCTTGCTGATATTTGTTTTCACCCATTGAGCGCTTAGCATCCTCTAACTCTTCTGGTGCTATAAGTTGTGTCTCACTTGCTTTGAATTCTTTTAATGCCCAGTTATCTTCTTCCTCAGCAAAGTCTCTTATTTCTTTAAAGTGGTTTGCACCCTTAGGCGTACCTATGAAGAGACACCATCCAAGTCTATCTGATAATGCTGGTCTTATAACCTCTGTAAATAATGAAGGATGTACGTCACCGTATTCGTCAATGACACAGCCATCTAGATAAATACCACGAAGAGCATCAGGATTATCAGCGCCATACAAAGAGATCCTACGACCCATAAAATCAACGCGAAGCTCGGAGACATTAGCACTGCCTCCCAAAGGCCTTGTATAGTCGACCAAATACTGCCAAGCAATTCTTTTAGCCTGTCCATAAGTCGGACTGATGTACGCAAATTGTGGATTCTTTTTGTCACACTTGAGAGCAGAGTGGATAAGCTGGTTGATAGCTGCAACCGTTTTTCCCATACGGCGGTGCGCCACTGCGACAGTCCATCTGTGATCTTTAACTGCTTTGTGAATTTCTTTTTGAGGTTCTCTAGGCTTATAGCCTGTCTCAATGACGTCTTCATTCATCAATTCCTGTTTTGACAACAATTGTGAGTGGTTGGTCTGAGTTTCCTGTGATTTCTTGTTGTGCTTTTCCATCTAATCTATCCCCTAGTTCTTTTATTGCTGATATGTCACCACCTGCTGCTTTGTCGTATAAAGCATTAGCGACTTTATGTAGTTTTGCATAGTCTTCCTGTACAGCAAGCTTCTTAACGATCTTGCCCCATATTCTATTCTCTTTACTACTATTTTTATTTCCCTTTGGAGGTCCCATCGTATTTCCTATATAATGTGGAGCCATTTAGACAGCGCAGGAGAAGGACACTGTGGCTCCGATTGAATTCTTTAAACTAGCCCCTCCTGGTAATCTCCAGGAGGCAAGCATCCGGATTTGCAGCATCCTTTGACTGTATTACAACTACTTGTTAAGTACGTACATTGTTACTTCAAAACCAAAACGCATTTCTGTTACTGCTGGTTGTGTCCAATGTGTTTGCATAATGTTATTCCCTTTCTTTAGTTAATGAATAACAAAATATCATCAGAGAGCTAAGCAAGTCTGATTTGATTTGTAATATTTACCTCTACATATACTAGAAAATAATGCCCTAAGTTATTGATTACAAAGGGCTTTATATTTACTGTATTTCACATGAATTACCTACACATGCCATAGTTTGTGCACCTTCAGTCATATCATCATCTTCAATTAACTCTTTAAAGTCTATGCTTTTAGGTGTTTCTTTCAATAGCTTAGTGTATTCTTCTTTAGTACACTCTTGATATGGTGCTTGTACATATGAATGGTCACTGTGTGGTAAGAATGATATACCGCTGATCTCATCAAAGTGTTTATATACCCATGCACCTACCTCTAACCACTCTTCATCTCTTACTGATATGGTAACTGATGGTTTATGCTCACACCAATGGCGTTGATAAGTTAACCATAGTTCTAATTGTTCTAATGCTGTCTTATCATTTCTTGTAATCGAACCGTTAGGTGACTTAATAGGGAATGAGAATACCGCAGTGCTTTCAGGCCTAAACTGCTCATCTTCGACATGTACACCTTTCTCTTTGAGAAATGTATAGATAGCGTCTTTCTTATCCATCCTAATTGTTCTAATATAATAATCAGAATGTCTAGTGTGTATACCCGAAGCGCTATCCACCAATTGCGATACCGTCCCTGATGGCTTGACGCAAGTAATAGATGCAGATACTGGGACATCAAGTCGCTTCGCATATTTCTCATTTGTTTTTCTAGCAACATCTCGTAACTCCTGTAAAAATTTAGGATCTGGATTTGACATCATCTTATTATCCATGATACCTGTTAATGAAACACCGAGTAGCCTTTCCTCAGTGGTATTCTTCTTCCATTCAGCTGATAAGAACTGAAAATTATCTAGTGTAGATTGAAAAGTACCGAGTATGGTAGCCAACCGAACCTTCTCTAATAGCGTCTCACGCGTATCATGCGCGCGTATAACTACTTCGGATAGGTTACAAAATTGCTTATCCCTCAAAATTATCTCACTGCAAGGGTTTGTGCCGTAGTTTAACTTCTCTTCACGTCTACCCCACTTAGCTGCTGGTTTTTGTGATGCAATACGATTAAAGATACCACGCTCACCTGATTTAGACTTCACTAAGGATAACCACTCTTCCATAAATACTTCCATGTCAGGTGTTTCTGTATAAGCTACAGAGTTATTAGCTAAGCCACGCCAAGAGTAATCGTTATACCATGCACCCATCTTAGCTTCACGCATACGCTTATCTGTTAGGTTTGATAATGATATAAGAGCTGATCGTCTTACACCACCTACTACAACTATCTCACCAATCATACATACTATATCATGTACCTCTAATGATGTTAACTTACGACCTCTAGCATTAACTAAAGTATCTGTTGTGAAATCAAATAATCTTTTTAATGGTTCAGGTCCTGATGCTCTACCACCAAATGTCTTAAGTCTTTCACCTGCTGCACGTACTTTAGAGTAGTCAATGGTCGGTATGTCACCTTCCCATAAACTAGATAGTAGTTTTTTAAACGCCTTCGCCCACCCAAGTTTGCTGTCGCCAACAACAATAGTATCAGCACAAGGGTTAATATCATCCGGAAGTGTAGGTAGCTTGTCAATCTCTTGTCTTTCACAACTGAAACCAACACCGGTCCCGCACATTAATATGTACAAACATTCGCTAAAAGCCCTCTTGTTATTTATTGCCATATAGCTGCAGTTATAAGCTGATATGTTTTCACGTTTACATGCTTCACCCGCTGACATCATTAACCTCATACTTGGCATGATTTCATGATTTTTAACTGCTTTGCTAAGTTTTTCGCACTCGTGGTGCAACGCTGGTGAGCTTTCTTTGATGAACCCTATGAGTCTATCACAGGTTTCTTCCCATGTTTCACGTCTTTTTTCTTCTGGTAGATAACGTGCGTATCTACTTGCTGCTATTAATTGTTGATATGTATCCAATGTTATTCCTCTATGATAAGTCTGATATAAATGATTTCCAACGTCCGTTTACTTTTTTCCAACCTTCAACTAACAGAACCCAATCTGCGTCTCTTAAGTGTGGTGTATATTCAGAGTCTTCAATCTTCCTAATTCTTGCATTCATATTACCGTAAGTAGTAGTTTGAATTGCATGAGTTTCGCCTGTGATAGATATACCTAATATATCAAAGTTCCACAAATCTTGCCTAATACGTGCGAATGGATTCCATTTCTCGACTACCTGGATTAACTTGTAGTCTCCGCTTTCTTTCATCCGCTTTAACGTTCTTTGAGTTGGAGATATAGCCATTAAGCATCTCCCGTTTCATCAACAAACCTGTTAGGGTCGTTGGTTTTAGGAAGCTCGTTGCCATAATCATCTTCTTTAACGACATCTTTTTTACGCTTTACAATATCCTTCTTGACTCTTGTGAAGTCGTCTTCATTAGGATGTCCAGCGAAAATAGAGTTCCATGCCTTTTCTAATTCTTCATCACTAATATTTTTTGGTCTACGTACTGATCCTTTACCCATCATCTTCCTCCTCTAGTTCAAAAAAATATCCGTTGTAACCCATCTTAGGTTCTGGTGGGTTGATCCAGTCTTCATCTTTTCTTTCCATTTTAATCCTCTGTAAATTTAGGTTTTTGAACTCCTACGAATCCGCAGGACTGTTTGTCTGTTGGTGCAAAGTCAAATGATGAATCACTATTATGACCTATAGGCATATAAAGATACTTTTCCAATTGACACATCATTATCAATGCATCGGTACAGTTTTGATTGTAGTAGGCCATGGCATGGTCGCAGTCAACAAAATTACTAACGTAAACTAAATCATCATATGAATCAGTGTATGATACCGCCATTACAAAGTTACCAACACCTACCTTACTGCCTTTTTCTTCTGCCATAATACCCATAGCAAACACTCCGTAAAAAGCTATTATTAATGCTACTACAATAAGCTGAATTATAGTTGTGTTTGTTATATTTTTTAATTCTCTACGTTTTTTACGCTTTCTTGTTTGCTCTGCTTTCCACATCTTAATTCTTTCTTGCTCTTTCATATGCTTTCTAAAAGCAATGTTTTTATATCCTAAGTAGGCCATGATTTTATTTCCTGTAAAAGTTTATAATGTAATTCACGTTGTGTTCCATATTTTTTTTCCCATGTTTGTTTACCAATAGTATGTATACCTTCAGCGCCCTGATGATGATAATGGCACAATGGTATTATAGCTTTATCTTTTAAACCCAAACCAGTGCCATCACGTATATGGTGTAAGTTAGACGGTGGTAAATCATCAACAGCCTCATGCCACCTACATACAACACAACCATACTCTGACATTTGGTTCATTAATTTCTTTTCAGCTTTAGTAGCCATAATTCTCTAAGTCTAATTTAAATCCTAATGTGTATGCAAATTGACATACCTTGTCATAATATTCAGCAAACTGCTTTATATTAAGTTTAGTTGTAGATGGTACAACAACTACTTCCTCACCGAGTAATTCGTTTTTGTATGATAGATATTTATATGCCATCATTTGGTGCATCTCTTCGGTGTTGTAACCTAAAAAACTACCTAACTCAGTTATTAATGCCCAATACATTTTGTTTTGCTGTATAGACCTACTGTCTTTGTGTTCTCTTAATGTAACATCATAAAACTTAGTAGGATCTAACTCACCAAAGAGCTTTTGTATCGACTCGTTTTCGCTTCCTGATATCTTCTTCGATTTTGTCATAATTTTTACTCTTATATATTTTGTTATCTTTAAATGACGTAGCTTTAAACTCTATGTCATTCCCAAATTCTTCTTTCATACTCTTAATAAAATCTTTAATCATCATTACCATGTCTCACCATATTGGAAAGTTTCTGGATTAAATGAAAAGCCCCATGAACCTTCTTTACCATTACCATGTCTTTGTTTATTTAGGTACACAACACAGTCTGGTTGTTGCATAACGTCTGGGTCCATTGCACCATTGGCTCGCTCAGCTTCTTTAGCCTTATTTCTATGTACAGATAAAACATTGTCTGCCATATTAGTTAGGTTAGCTGATCCAGCCACATCAAACTTAGATGGACTACCATGTTCATCAGCAGTTTTTCTACTGTGTGCAACCAAGAATATATGAACACCTAAATCTCTAGCTGCTACAGCCATCTTGTTAGCAAATGCTTTCTGGCCATTTAGATCATCCTCATTGATGCCAACCTTCATAAGGCTATCTATAACAAAGAGCTTTACATTAAGCTTCTCAGCGGCGTAGTATATAACCTCCAAGACCTTCTTGGTAGATGTCTCACCTTCAGCGTCGTATAAAAATAATTTATGTTCTACTTTAGATATGAAGTCATCTATATAAACCCTTGTTGGATTAGGATTACCTGTTTGCATTAACATCCTACCTAATGTGGCACGAGGTGTCATCTCAAAAGAACCAATTAAAGTCTTTTGGTCTTTTAATAAGTGCAGCATTACATAACTAAGCCACATAGTCTTACCATGGCCACTGTAACCTGATACAATTGTTAACTCGCCATCCCTGACTTTAAAGTCATCATGTGTCTTATCAAATGGTAAAGGTGTTCCACCATTTAAATCATCTGCAAAATAAGATTCTATCTCATCACTATACTGTGATGGTCTTTTAATCTTAGTGTGTTCGTTGTTATCTCTTTTATCCATGTAGCCAGATATTTCTTTATCTGTAACTATCATGTCTTCTAATGTTGGTTTATTTTGTGTGTTCATAAGCTTCCCTGACATGTTGAACCGCTTGAAGCAGTCGGTCATGTTCTTTATCGTTAAGTGGTTTACCATTACGTATGTCTACCGATGCCAAACCGATTATAAGTACTTCATCTCTAATCATTTTTAATACAGCAAATGGATTAAAGCCTTTTTCTTTGACTTTAGAGTCATGCTCGTTAGATGGTAGTATGTCTTTCCATGTTAAACCTGTAGCATCAAGTATAGATTTAACATCACAACCAGCAAAGCAATTAAATAGAATACGATCACCGTCACCCTGCTTAATACCCAACGAATTACTTTTGTCGTCATGCGCTGGACATTTGCAAGAGTACTGATCTGTTCCTGTTTTTTTGACTCCGTCAAACTTATTTAATATCTCTTGTATATAAATTTTCTAACTCCCGTTTAGGTATATTGTGTTTAGATTTGTTTTGTTTACAAGCGCCATGTGCTGTTTCTCTGTCAATTCCACACCACCAAGCCTTGTTATCCCAGAAGAATGCAGGGCTTTTACAGCCCTTACATTTCCTCTCTTCCATCTGTTCAATAGAAGGGATCATCTAGAATGGTACGTCCGCACCTTCAACTGCTGAGTTACTGCCAGCCTCTGATGCCTGTACTTGTGGCTCAGATAATCTGCCTGATAGGTATTTGACCCCTGATTTAGATTCTCTTACCCATGCAGCCATACGCATATCTTTACCGTTTTCTAATGTTACAGTACCTGTGTAATCAGGTCTATTTTCATTATCACCCTTCTCGTTTTTAAACATTGCGAAGGAATTTGTATTATCATATTGTTCAGCCATTGTTTGGTTCCTGTGATAGTTTTACTACTAAATCGTGTACCTCAATATCGAAGTCACGTACTCTATTGACTAACTCGTCAATAATCTTTTCGTCTTTCTCAACCTTCATCCACTTAAGCCTTTGTGGTGATGGAAAGTCAGGATGATAAGAACAGAAATATCCATAGTCAGACTCGGTGCACGCGATTTGCCACTGTACTTGATATACATAATTTTTTGGCATTTTATCACTTAGCAAGTTGTTAGCATGAGTAATTGCTGTTGGACATTTAATTTCTAATATTGCATTTTCGTCTCTTAATAATCCATCTGGAGAAGCAGCAGTATTAGGTAGATAAGGATGGTCAAAGCTACCACATAATGCAACCTCTTTACCTGTTGTTGCTACAAATAAGTCTCTTGCGTCAGGCTCACGTTCTACGCCATCATGCATTGCTTTATTCATTGTAACTATATTAGCTTGCTTACCTGTAATACGTTCGATGGCAAGCTCCATACGCAGTCTGGTGATATATTGTGACTCACCATACTTTGTCTTTTTCATTAAATCATTAAGACGTGAAGCAGTTATCTTACCTAATCTTGCAGAGAACCACTCATCAGACCCTTGAATCAATTCTTTACCGTCTATTATTGTATCTGGGTTAATTGATGTCATAGAAAATCCTCTTGTTGTTTAACTGCATTGCCAACTTCTTCTGCTGACGCTAATGAAGCATCTATGCCAATACCTAAGATACCTAATGCTCTACCGACAGCTGATGTTTCACAGTTCTCGATATAAGATGTTTTGTTAATAAATGAGCTGTCTTCTTTTTCATAAGCATGACCAGTGGCAACTAATACACCGTCTACCATGATTTTAGCTTGGAATAATATTTGCCCATCGGCATTTGCCATAACCTGTGTTAGAATCTGTCCGTTAGGATGTAACTTCCTAAACTCTTTGATTCTTTCATTGACCATGACATATTGCTTGCCTTTTATGTCTACTGATTTCATATTGTTATTTCCTGTAAAGTTTAAAATATTGTGTCTTACATATACTAGAAAAATAGCTCGTAAGTTATTGATTACGTTGGGACCAGCCTGAATCCCACCCACTGTTGTTGGTATATGTACCATATCCAGCAGTATAGTTCTGACCAAACCTAACAAAATCACACATTACATCCTCAAGATCTTTTGGTTTACCACCAGTTTTATCTCTTAACATGTCCATAAATTTATCACCATTGCTTCCACCAAGTCTCTTCATGCATCTAATTGCATTGTTACCTAAGTATGTATGTGAATCCTCATCTACAATCTCAGGAAAGTAATCAGACAGATCTAATGAGAAAGCGGTATAAGCAAAGTTAAATCGTCTATGACCATTTCTTATATTATAATCATTTAAAAAATCTACAACTTCTTTGTGATTTCTTTTTCTTGCATATAGAAAGTCTACAACATCATCAAGTAAATTAGGTAGTTCGTTTATCATAAAGTCTATATTGCTTACACCTTTTTTTGGTGCAGGTGGTTGGTTACCTATACTTGTAAATATTGAGTTTTTCATATTTCTATTGTAATGTAAGTCAGCAATCATGTTTTCTATTGTATCACATTTACCCCAATATTGCATTATATTATTTCTATATCCGTGATCTTCTACAAAAGAAGCACCTGAGCCTGTAATTCTATGACACATAAAAACATAAAGCCATGTTTTAAAATCCCAATTAATTGAGTTATTAGCTCTTGTTATATCACGTCTTTCTTTATCTTGCCATCTCCATTTAGGTGTAAATTCACCATAACGAAGATCTTGTAATACATTACTAAATCCAGCAGCAGCTCTTTGATAACAGTCATAGATTTCTACATTTTGCATTAGTTCATCGTTGACTATCTCATTAGCTTCTTTGCCTTTATAAGCTAAAGTACCCCAGTTAACATTTTCTTGTAACCACTTTGCTCTAGGATAATAATAATGTACAAGTACATCTATTGCTTCTTTATTTAAAGTCACTATGGTCACCCCACTTTCTTTGGCTGTTTATCTTTGTTGTATCAACACATGACAGATTCCTATTGATATGATCGTCAGAACCAACATTAATAAAGATACTATTCTTAGCGCCTTGTTTATCAAACAAATCAAATGCCTTTGCGTCATAAGCTGCAGTTGTAGGAAACGGTATGTGGTTAGTGTTTATCTTTTTAAGGAATGGCATTGTTGCTGATGTTACAATAGCCTCACCTTTCTCACCATCTTTAATGTTTCTTGCAACAGCTATACCGTAAGCTTTAGCTTCTGGCCAACCTATCTGCAACGCTCTTATCATTGTACCAGTAGAAACAGCACAATATATTTCTGATGGATCGTTGATTTGTTTAGATATATTCTTACACATGTTAACCAAACCAGCTGTAACTGTAGGTTCACCAGTTAATCCAAATGGAATAAAGTGTGCATTGTTTTGTTCAGCCCAATCTTTTGCATATTTATTTAAGACTGGCATTGCTGCTATCTTTACAAACTTCATAGTACAATGATCATATGCAAACAATGATCCTTGATGATCTGATACTTGTTTAGAAGCTGGCATAAAGAATACACACTTCTTATTATACTTTTTAGCGATCATAGCTATAGCATCTGGAGCATGGCCTTGCCTTGGTGCTACATAAACCATTGTGTCATAATCAGACTCGGCTATAATCCTTTCAGCACCAAATGATTTAAGTCCACCTGGTGCTAAGTCAGCTCTAAGTATGTATTTATCTTTATATTGCTCAACAACAGGTGAACCAAACTTTGTATCAAAGTTACCCCATAGTCTTAAGTAATAATCTCTTGCACTAGCTCTTTTAAAACCTTTAAGATCTTTGTTGCAATTGCTTGTGGTTACCTCAAACATACCAACCTCCGTGCCGTCTATAATGTTGTGGGGATATATGAACTGATGATGACAATTCCATATGCTGTTTTGCATACTGCTCACCGTCCATATGGTACCAATCTTTTGGAGGACTCACCACGTCGCCATTAGATCTCGAGTATAATATATCACAGAACTTCATAAGTACGTCCACACGCGCCTCACGCGAGCCGAAAAAAGGTGTTTTCTTATAAAAACCAGTCTTTGGCACACGTCTGCCTTCATATTCTATTGGAACAGGCATTGAGTAAGTAACCTTGCAAGCTAAGTTATCTGCAATAGCATTGCCCTGATCTACGTATCGTCTCACCAGGTCATCTATATCTGTATTATGTCTTAATATATGATGTCTAATATCTATGCTTCCTAAACAGAAGTTTATAGCATCTGGGTGATTACCTCTTAATAGTGACCCTAATCCTTTTTCTAATGCACCATATAAAGTTAATCCAGGATTATAAAACACTGCATCACCTTTATTTGCAAAAGCAATAGAATGTGAATCACCTATTGTAACACTAGGTCTGTCTAAGTCTTCTTGTTTTAATGTTTTTGATTTGCTTAACTTGTCTGTAACCATATCACACCAATCATCATTAATACGACTATAAGTTGTATTAGCTCCGATTCGTTTTCTTAACATCTCACCATATTTTGGCATCTTTCTATCTAATGAGATTATATTGTTACATTCTGTTAACATATTCATTTTATTATATACTTCACGAGTTGCGCCACCGAATAAGTTTAATGTTCCACCAAAGTTTATTCCGTGGTCTACATACACTTCATCATATGGACCATATTCAAATTTATGATCTATGGATCCATAAGGAAATGTAAATTGTGACCAGTGCTTTGCCCAACCATAAACATGTGATTTAGGGCTTTTAGGTATATTAGTAATTGGATTTATTATCATTTTTCTTCCTGTAAGTATTGAAAATGTCTTTCATACACATGTAAACTACCTACATTCCAGTAGATGTTGCCCATGTCTAATCTTAATTCACTACATAGTTTAGTTAATACATGTTGCTGCCAAGCTACGTCGTTATTGTAACCAAACACTGCATCATTAGATCTCATACTAACGATAGCATGTAATAAGCCATCTCTGTATAAGTACTGAACAGTGTTAGTGCAACAAAAGTCTTTCATACCCTGTTGTGTACTATCAAAGTGCATTCTAGGTCTTGTATATATAGCAATTGCTTGTCTAGAGTGCTTGTCTTTTAACAGTGCGTGCATTACATTGTCAAACTGATTGTAATTTTCATCACTGTATAACAAGAAACCATAATTACTATTTATGTAACCATTATCAGATGATACTTTTTGCCATATAGCTGGAGCACCATCTGGTATATCATTAACATTCAATGATTGTGATTCGTACCAGTTTATCTCACGAGCTATGTAACTATTATCTGGCTTTCTAATTAAGTAACTAGAGTCAGCCTGGAAACAAGCATTTATGATCTCAACAGTCTTTTCACCATTGACCTCGATAAAATCTTTGTCTTTATACTTTTGTTTTAGTTCTTTTACTATTTTTTCTGTTGTCATTTTTCTTCCTGTATCGGTTGTCCATGTGTACATTATTGTCTGCTACATGGGTGATTAATATAAGTAACTGTGTTGCTGCGTGTGATAAGTGGTCAAGTTTAGACTCTGGGTCAATGTCTTCGCACTTTGCCCATGCGTGTAGATGACGCTGAATAGAACTATAAGTCCTAAGCCACTTAGTGTTCTCACCATCATACCGCCAATCAAACTTGCTATATTTGTCAGCACCGAACTGAAATACACGTGCCACAGATTCCAGAGCTTCCGGCGGTAATAAAGATAAGTCAATTTTGCTTTCGTCATATTTCATAAATATCCCTAATGTAAAGTGTCTGGTACAAAGATTATATCACTGCTACCATTCACTTGATTAATCAAATCAACCACAACTTCAATTGGTTGGTCCATAAGTAGAATTGATAGTTCTACAATAAGATCTTTTTTATCTGATTCATCCATTATAATTCACCTTCTATAGGATATTCATCATCAGTTGGTAGTATGCCATTAAAGTTAGGTGCTTGCCAATCATCTGGTTTTTTAACACCAAATTTATGACCTTCAACTTTACCATATGTTTTTTGCATATTAGCATCATGCACACGGTGGAAGCATTCAGTCCATTGTTCTTCTGACAATCCCATCATCTTAGCTGTGCCTAATGCAACATATACTAAGTCTATTAAAGCATCTACACATCCGTGAAGATCTGACATGTTATTAGCATATTGGAATTCGTTAAGTTCCTCTTGCATATGGTTGAATCTATTAACCATTACATGATTAGCTAGTAACTGTGGTTCTGATTGTGTTTCAATTTGTACTTTATCTAAAAATTCATTTACGTCATTATACATTATTTGTGTCCTCCTGCAAAAGCAGAGTTAGTTGGTTTAACATCTATTTCGTCTAAGTACCTTTCTTTTTTTAGGTATTTAATTGGATCAGGTACACCACCATCAAATACATTGTCATTATGACATTTCTCTATATACTTCTTATAATTCTTTGTTGCTTTAAGAACAATCGTTATGGTATCTAATGATTGTTTTTTCCACCAGTCCATAGAATCTTTTTTAGTTCTTTTATTACCATTCCTATGGGGATAGTTATTCCAGAATTCTTCAAATC